ATAACATTGGTCAACAAGAACTTCCATTTGAGGATTTTGGTTCTTTGCAAATGAATCTTCAATCTGCTGATTGGGGATCAAAGCTGGATGCTACTAATACTTACTATCGCTATGATGAGACATCAGGAGATTTTGTATTAAAGCAAGATAGACCATTGCCCCCTACCAAGAAAGGCTGGAAAGGTAACGCATCAGAAGCTGATACTTCTCGCCATATGAATAAGAAATTTCTTAATCCCGGTAAGCCAGCAACAAGTAAGGCTAGTCAGTGGGTACAAGATATTAATATTGCTGACCATCAAATAGTTGATGAAGGAAGAAGCAGCATTAAAGACATGGCTGCTCCCAGTGAAATTCATAGCCATGAAGGAAAGAACTTATGGAAATATATAACAGGTCAAAGGCAACCAGCATGGTATAAAGCAGCTCTAAGACGATTTGATGGTGCAATGAAACTTCACGATGGAATGGTAGAAACAGTTGTTAGCAAGGGTGGAGAAGAGCTACAAAAACTAGGCTGGATAGATGATTCTAATAGATGGACACTTGAAGCCGTGGGAACTTATGAAGTGCCCGGACCTATTCGTATTTTATATAGAACTCTTCACGATCCAGAGAAGTGGATGCCACAACTGGAAATGTATGGTCCTGATGCTGTAAGACAATACCATAACTTAAGAGTGCTGGCAGATTGGGAACAACATCTTCGTATGAATTCCGACATGGTTTTAATGAATACAGAAGATTACTTCTATAGAGGATGGAAGAAACGAGATGGTATTACTTGGAATACGATACATGGGAATATAAATAAACTCGGTAGAACTAAGCCAATGGAAATGGCTAGAAATACAGCTTCGTTTACAGAGATGGAAGAACTTGGGTTTGAGCCTTTATCTTGGGACCCATATACCCAAGCAATGCTTTCTTCAAAGATGGGACTTCAGCAAAGATTACAGATACAACTGTTAGAAATATTAAAAGACCCTGCATTGCATCAGGCTAGATGGGTTGATGATGTTGAAGGGAATATAGATATTCAAATTAACGAACTTAAAAAACAGGGATGGGATACTGTAGATAATGTTGGTCCTGCATTTAAGGGCGATAAGTTTATGGGTGTCCCTATAAAGTTTACAGATGAAGCTGACCCCGGTGAATTTGCCAAAAAGATAAATGGTGTATGGATGTTTCCAAAACCTGTAGCAAATTCATTAAAGGAAATGTTTGGTGCGGATAATCCAGTAGAGAATTTATTTAAAGCTGAAGGAACAATTTTAGGTCACACTGTAAAACTAGATGATGTTGTTTACCTACCAAAACAATATAAATTATTTGCTAGTTTATTTCAGCAAGGAGACTTTTCTGGAAGAATGGGATTTAGTTCATATCAATCTGCAGTAGATAGATTGATATATTCTATGCAATTACTGGGAAGAGGAGAGGTAGATAAATCTTTTAATGAATTAATAAATGCATTCTTTGACATAGCTAGATTACCAAAGAATTTATTTAATATGGTACGAGCTAATGTCGATCCCCAGTACAGAGGTGAGTTAGCAGAATCTTTAAAGTCAACTCAACCTTTTTGGGATGACCCAGAATTAGCTGAATACACTTGGGCTAATGCTCAACTTAATGGGCTTGAAGTTCGTGATTACACAATACTTCCTATGGAAGAAGGAATAGAGTTAACCAAACAGGCAGCAGATGAATTAGCTAAAGAAAGTCTTACCAAGCAAGGTGCACTGGCATTACCAAGAGCAACTAGAAATGTAAACAGTGCTCTTCAAAGTGGGCTATTTGATGGTCTTTATGTGTCAGCTATTATGACTGACTTTAGATACCATACTTTACCTATGATGATGAGAGCTCACCCTGATTTAAATCCAAGTCAGATAATGGGAGAAGCTGCAAAACTTTCAAATATAAAATGGTCAGTACTTCCCCCTAACCAAAGTAATGTTAACGGATGGGTTAAATCTGTTCTTAAGCGATATCTATTTTCTCTTACTGAGCAGGAAACATTTGCACGACAAAACCTAGGAATGTTCTTTGGTGAAAATAAAAGATACTGGAGAACTTATTACTTAGGTGGATTTTTATTTACATCTACACTAGCAAATTTAATACATTGGAAAACTACTGGAGAGCCTTTACCAGTAGGAAGATATTTTCCTTATGTTGCAAAAAGTTACAACCATTTTGGGTACGGCATGAACACGGCATTCTTGTCACCTGACGTAGCTATACCTACTCGTGGTGGCGATAGAGCTTTAGTTGATCTCTTATTACAAAATGACTTTTTAATAAGACTGGTAGACCCCGGTTCAGGTTCAATTCCTTTTGCAAGTTTTATATCTGATAGAGAAGCAACTGCTCCCAATGCAATACTTAATCAGATTCAAGGTACTGATTATATGGGAGCATCTATTAGTAAATGGGGCTGGACTCAAAGGGGATTACAGCTTGTATACGATACCTTTGCACCAATAGGATTAGGACAACTTGCTATACATCAAGTACAACAAATACTTAAAGATAAAAAGGTTCCAGCACTATCTATAGGTAAGATTGATATTGTTCGTGAAGGTGCTACAGCAGGAGATTTATTACCATCAGTAGAATCTGGTCTTGGCACAACTGTTATTGGTATACAGGGACTAGGTATGAACCTTAGAAGTTATACCAATGAAATGCTAGCAGACATAACAGTTAAGAGAACTTTTGGTAAAGGTGAGCATCCTGATTATCCGGGGCTTGTATTAAAAACTATTAAAGAAGTAAAAGAACATCCAGACGCACCAATACTTCGTAAGATAGTACTCGAAGACCCACAGAATAGAAGAGAGATAAAAGAAATAGATACAAGAAGACAAGAAGGTGCAACAGGATTCTATGACGATTTTGGTGTGATGATATTTGAGCGACAGGAAAAGTCTAAAGAAAAGAAAGTAGCAGAAGTAGAGATAGTAAAGAGAAATACAGACATGCTATGGGACACGAGCATACAGACTGCTTGGTCTCCCACTACGTTTAAGGCTGAGTTAAAAGCCTTAAACGCTAAGTACACATCTGAGATAGAGCTGATCGAAGAGATATTTGCAAGAGACCCTGCTACGGCAGAGAAGATAAAAGAAATGAAAGAGGCTCCCGATAGAGCAGAAGCTCCATTAGAGTGGGCTATATGGAAGTTCTTTGAAATCAGGAGAGAGAACACTGACTCTGTCACAGGCAAGGTAGATAATCGAGCGTTTGATAAAGCTTGGGAAATAGAAACATCAGGATGGGATGATGAAGAAATGCAGGAGAGTGGTGGTCTTATCGATAGGTTTGATGCTTGGTTAAATACAGGTGATCACCATCCGTTTGTTCAAGAGTACTATGATACTCTTAGTGCATTAGATAAAGCTGGGTACTGGGAAGACACATTCCCAGAACAGAACAAACAACTTAATCAAATGTATGCAGAACAATTAGCCAAAGGCAATACTACAGTCGAAGAGATATGGTCAGACTATCTGGCTTCATCTGTAGAAGAAAGAAGAAGGTTACGAGCTTCTCCTAACTATGTTATAAATAATATTATTAAGTCATTAGAGTTTGCTAGAAAAGTAAATAGGTATAATGTAGTAATTAAGAACCCTCATTTGGATAGAGGATTAATTAAATGGTTTGGAAATACCCCTAGTATTTATGGTAATAGGGAGTACTACAATCAGTTGTATGGCAAGATGCCTTCAACAGTTAGACAAAGTCCATATAGATTAGGAGGAAACTAGGATGGTAACCGAAAACCCAGAACCAACTCAGGGCAATCTATTAGATAGTGCACCACCTGCACCAGAACCTGCACCTGAACCAGAAGGAGATTTTACTCCTTCTGAAAATCCTATCATCGCAGAGGTTGATAGGTTAAATGGCGTGGCAGATGCACCTGAAGGAACAGAAGCTCCTGCACAACCAGAAGCTCCTGTTACTCCAGTAGCAGAACAACCTGCACCACCAGTATTACCAGATCAAGATAAGCCAGTTGACATAGAGCCACAACCTGCTCAACCTCAACTAACTCCACAGCAAATTCAACAGATGCGTCAAGAGTCTGTTCAGTTAGAACAACTTAAACAAAGAGCTGCTGTTCAACAAGAACAGCAAAGAGTTCAACGACAATATGAGCAACAAGGCTTTGAACCTCAACAGGCACAATATGCTGCACAGCAATATGCTCAGAGCCAACAAGCTAGACATGACCTAATGCAAAAAGCAGATGAGTATGGAAATTATCTTCTTGGTAGAGTTAATGCAGCAGAGCATTTCGCCCAGAAATATAGTTTAGGTATGGCTGATTTACCTGCTTTGCGACAGGCACCAGACGAAACTGCAATGGATGCAATGGCTAAGAAAATGTCTGAAGACAGGGCAGTTAAAGCTGAACTGGAACAGCTACGAAAACAACAGGTACCTGCACAGCAGTACGACAACTCACAAGGTGCACCTGAAGTAGCTGCTAATGACGGTAGCTGGTTAGATAGATATAATAATGGAGATAGATCAGCAAACGCTGTAGCTGCAGCGAAACGAGTTCTAGGTATATAAACCAAGGAGGGTTTAGATATGGCACAAACAGCAACTACTGGGAATTTAGAAAATGCCCAGAGAATTATCCTCGCTGCTGCTCGATATACAGAAGAGCACAATGCTCCAGCGATGGCTTTGATTGAACAATTTGACCTGCCCAAAGGAGCCAAGCAGGTAACTGTCCCTAAAGTAGGACAGATGTCCATGAGTGATCTGCAAGACGGCATCGACATTGTCGATGAAGAAGAGATCGGTATGACTACCGTTGACCTGACAGCAGCAGAAGTAGGAGCCAAGGTTATCCTTACAGATAAACTGGTTCGACAGGCTGCTGACAATGTCATGTCTATAGTAGGACGACAGCTTGGAGATGGCATGGCTCGAAAGAAAGACAACGATGTAACTGCATTGTACTCCGGGTTCGGTACGGACATAGGAGCAGCAGGACGAGCTATGAGTCTAGCTAATGTGTCTGCCTCAGTGGCATATGCAAAAGGAAACAAGTTTGGTTCTCAGGTATATATTAACCAACATCCATTTGCTGTATGGGACATTGCTAATACTGCAGTAACTGCTTCTGCTACATATCCTGTTCCAGCTGGTTGGACGGCAGATTTGCTGGGTAACTTCTTTAGTGGTCTTCGACCAATAAATGGAGTACCAATATTTGAAGATGGAAACATAACTATAGATAGCAGTGACGATGCGATTGGTGTTATAGCCGACAAGTCTGCACTGGCTGTATTGAAGAGTGTTGACACCAGAACAGAGCGACAGAGGGATGCCTCTCTCAGAGCTACTGAACTAGTAATGACCTCTGACTATGGTGTGTTTGAGTTGGATGACAGTAAGGGAGCAGCTCTAACATTAGATGCTGGTACACCTGCAACTAGCTAGTAGGGGAACATATGGTAACAACAAGGGAACGGACTGAACTCCGTAACGAACTGGTAGGTCAAGGATACTCTTGGGAGTACATTGACGGATGGCAACCAAAGATAACCCTTTATCGCCATGCCGAAAAACTAAATACAAGTAAAGAAGTAGTAAGCTCAATTGGGACTAAGGTAGAAAACTTACCCGGTAACCCGGACTATGTTCTACGTAAAGCCCGAATAGGCTTACTACCTTATCCACCGAGTGACACCTGTGAATGCAGGTGGTGTGAGGCACGAGCAGCTGAAGTAATAACTGAAGTTACTGAAGAACAGGTAGAAGAGCCGAAAGAGTCTATTACCTGTGATGAATGTAGCGAGGAGTTATCTGCTGCAACTAAAGCTGGTGCTATGTCACGCTTGCGTGTTCATAAGAAGACGCATCAAACTGCATAACTGTAACGATTGACCGTGGTTATGCAGGGTTTGGTGTACACCAAACCTTTAACGGTTGGTCGCAGGGGGTAAACCCTGTAACAAGTAACCTTTAAGGAGGTTAGATATGTCGTTTCCAAATACAATTTACGGGAAACCCGGATTTGAAAAAACACAAACTTCTGGGCAAAAGCATAAGGTTGGTACCCGAATGTCATTTGATGACGGTAGGGTATTTAGGTATGTTGAGGTAGGAGCTTCCGATATTGCTGCTGGTAAAGTAGTACAGGCTCCTGCAGGAGTTGCTAACCATGATATGGATTTAGCAATTACTACTGCAGCTTCAGGTGTTACGTCAGTAACAGTAACTCTTGGTGGCACAGCAGCCACAGCAAACCAGTACAAAGATGGATATCTTTATATCAATGATGGAACTACTGGAGAGGGGCACGTTTACAAAATTGCTTC